CGCGCAGATTGCCGGTCATCGTATCGCCGGCCTTGAACACGTAGAGATCGTCCGCCTCAAGCCGCGTTAGACCGCCGCCGCTCAGATGCTGCCAGATATCAAGCTCGTGGCTCCATATGACGTAATCGCCATTGTGGATCGTCACGCCACGCAAGCCGGGAACGTCCGCCGTGACGATTTCGGGAATCGCCGGATCGGCGGTCTGGGCGGTGTAGTAATCGCCTGGATTGCTCGCGATACCGATGAGATCGGGATCATTGAGTCCGGGTTGCCACAGCCCTTGGTATGTCGTCTTCGAGCCGACGATCGCATCGACATAAGCCTTCGTCGTCGCGTGCTGCGGTTGCGTCGGCGGACCGGACAGGCCCAGGTATCCGGCCATCTGATCGCCGGCGCGCATGACATAGGTATCGGAACCCGGAACGCCGCCGCCGCTCGATGGCAACACGCCGGGCAGGAACAGCGCCCAGGCATCGGTGGTCGCGCTCGGCACGACGTCGGTGCGCTCGCGAGCGATCCACAAATTGTAGCCGAGCCGCACCACGTCGCCGCTCTGGTAAGTCTCGCCGGGCGCATAGGCACCCGCGTAGCGGAACACCGTGAGATCGAGCGGCGGCGAGAGCGTATCGTCATCAAACTCCATAACGACGACGCCGGGCGCCTGGGAATGCACCGCCCTGATCGAGACGCCGCGCGGTCCGATCTCGCCGCGCGCCCCCCTCGCGCCATCGCGGCCGGCGATCCCCTGCTCGCCCTGCTCGCCCTGCGGTCCGCGCTCGCCTTGCTTGCCGCGCCCGCCGCGCTGCGCGACCAGCGCCCATTGATCGGATGGCGGCGAGGTATCCGCGCGCTCGACCACGCAGCGCCATGTGCTGCCATCGAGCGCAACCTCGTCGCCCATCTCATAGACCGTATCGGCGCGATACTGGCGACGATGCAGCGGGATCGGGAACCGCGCGGTCAGTTCGCGCGATACGCCGTCGCTCTGATCGACGCCGAGGATGAACGCGCGAGGATCTTCGGCGTCGATGATCCGGCCGATTGAATCGATACCATCGGCGATGATCCGCCACGTCGTCGCATCCGGTCCCGGCGTGTCGGCCGTGCGATCGATCGCCTGCCATGTTCCGCCGCGATGCCGGCAAAGCTCGCCTGGATTGTAGACCCGGCCGGCGACGTGGTTGTGCGCAATCGCCAGATAGCCGTCGCGCCCATCGCGCGGACGCGGCAATAGCGCGACTTGCTGCGTCAGCCGATCGGGCATGGCGCGCGTCTCGGCGATGACCAGATCGGCGAGCGAGCGAACCGCCTCGGCACTTTGCCGGATCGCATCCTCGGCGCGGCGCCGGCTTTCGTCGAGCAGCTCGCCGGTCTGTAGCTGCCGCTCGGCCATCCGCTCGGCGAGCGCCGCCTCGAAGGCATCAAGCCGCCCCTGGACATCCTCGCGCAGCCGCACCAGCACCGGCGCGAGCGCGCGCACCACCGCGTCGATGAACGTCTCAGGCAATGCGAGATCGCCGTCCATGAATCACTTGCCTCGTTGCTCGCCTGGGGGGTGCCGGAAGCGCGCGCCGCGCCGGAGCATCCGCGAACACGGCGCCCATGAGCGCGTCGCGTAGTGCGTCTGAGGGTAGCTCTACGTGCTCCGGCGGCGCCGGTAGCAGCGCGGTCGCCGGCGGCGCCGGCAGGCCCGGTCCGCTCGGCGGCTTGCTGGACAGATCGGCGCGCGTCGCGAGGACCTCGACCGGCACCATCTGCTGTTGCATGAAGATGACGTCGCCGCCGGCAACCGGATTGAGACCCTCGATATTGCGCGCCTCATTCGGCGTGCGGATACCGCCTTGCACCGAGCGGGCGAGCGCCTCGATGCGCGCCACCATCTCGGTGCGGAACAGGTAATCGGTGTCGAATTCGAGCCACTCGGTGCGGCCGTTCATATCGAAGAACTGCGAGAACCGATCCTCCAGCGCGACCAAGTGCGCGACCAGACAGCCCGAGTAATAGATGCGGACAAGCTGTTCCGACGAATTGTAAGAAACCTTCGTCAGATCGCCGAGCATGAAGATCGGCAAGCGATAGACCCGCGCGACATCCTCGACGGTATAGCGAAGCTGCTCGATCAATTGCGCATCCACCGAGGTCATCGTCAGCGCTTTCCACTCAAGCCCTTCCTCTAGCACCGCGATATCGCCGGCGTTGTTCTGCGTGCCCTTGTAGACCGCGTTCCAGCGATCCTTGATGTCCTGCGCTTTTTTCGGATCGAGCCGGCCGGCGGTGGACAATATGCCGGATGGTCGCGCCATCTGATTAAAGAAGCGCTCGGATTGCCGGATGATCGCCATCCCCGCCGAGGTCGAGAGCGCCGCCGCAACCAGCGGCGTGATCCCCATGAGCGGATCGGCGAGCGTGAACATGCGATGGTGCAGACATTCGCGCGTTGTCAGCATCCGCCGCGCGTCGATCTCGGCGAGCGGCTGCGCGCCGACCTCATAGAACACCTCGCCGCCGGCGCGATACGGCCAGACGCTATCGGGGAACAGCACGTGGAACTCGTCGATCTCATAGCGCCGGTTGCGGATCGCATAGAGGTAGCTGTTGCCACGATACAGTTGCGAGGCGACAAACTGCTTCATCATGTCGAAGCGGGTCTGGTAGCCGTTCGGCTTATCGAGCACGCGCAGCGGCGCGGAATTCTCGACCTCGATCCGTTTGCCTTGCTCCATCCGATAGTGCTTGATCGGGAGCCGCGCGATATCGCTGCTGATAGTATCGATCGAGGTATAGACCGCCGGGAAGGTCAGCAGTTGCGGCATCGAGTGCGGCGAGGGATAGCCGGACTGATACCATGTCGGCCCCCATTGCATCGGCGGGGTCGAAGGCCACCACGCGTTGCGGGTCAGCCAGCGACCGAGCCGGGTGACCACAGAGCGCAGCACGCTATCTGCCATGCTATCGCTTGCTCTTGCGCGACGACGACGCCGGCGCGGCTTGCGTGGTCATCGGCGCGGCGGCTTCGGGCGTCTCGGCGATCGGCTCGCCGCTCAGCTTGCCAAGCTGCAAGCCGAATTCGATCTCGCGATCATCGGCCGGCGTTTCCGGCGTGATGACCTCGCCGGGCGCAAGCAGGATACCGCGATAAGTGAAGGAATAGCCGACGCGGTAAGAGCGGGGCATTGCCTTCTAGTTCTCCGGCAACTTGAAATAGCAAGCCCAAAAAATCCCGCCGCTACTCGCCAATAGCTTGCTGGCTCGGATGGGCATATAACCTTGTGCGCCGGTAAATGGTTGGCAGCTTAGTCCGACCGCGATCTCGCCATTCTCGAATTCAATATCGACAGTGCTCGCGTTGCCGGAAATATAGAGAGCGTCGCAGGTTCCGCGCCGCAACGGATCAGGCCCCGGCGTAATCCTTTCCATAAAGGCAAAGGTTAGTCCGCCGGATGAGGAGTTACCGCCCGCAATCCGATCGCAATATTGCTTTGTGACGGCATCGAGACCCTCTGTTGGGTCTTCGCCGAGTCCTATGGTTCCGTCGAACTGTCCTACACGCGGCATTGCTAGTTCTCCCTTCCCAAAAAAAAGCGGGAGACCGTCGCTGGCCTCCCGCGCGTATCATCATTCTTCGGTCAAGGCCCAGACTACGGCGACATCGTGCCGGCGGTTCCACGTATGCGACATGCGCAGCCGCATGAACACCATGTCGTTCTGGAACGCCGAGTAGTATGGCGCCGGCGTCGGCCCCGGCGGCACCGGAGGCGCATCGTCGAGGTGGATGGTCGCGTCGCTCGATGCGTCGATCATCGCGCCCATATCGTCCGCCCAGATCAATTGCGAGGCGTCGAACAGCGCATAGGCGGTTTCCGTTCCGGTCCCTGGCGGGAACGGAATCGGGATCGCCGTCGAGTCCACGATCGGATAGCCAAGCAAGGTGCCGGCATCGATCTCAGCCTTGAACGCGAAGATTTCCTGCACCGTCCGGAGCAGCCGTAGGAATTCCTTGGTCCGCGCGTTCATAATCCAGACCGGCGAGGTCATCGGCACGTTCGCCATCCGCAGCGCCAGGATCATCGCCTTGAGCGCGTCGGTAACGACAGTTACGGTCGCAGCGGCACCGGCGGGAATCGCGCCCTCGGGGAGCGGCGCGATGCCTTGCAAGATACCGGCCGGACCGGGACCGGCGGCGGCGGTCGAAAAGAACACGTTGTCGATCGTCCGCGCCGTGCCGGCGAGCATATCGTCGCGGATGAGTTGCTCGGTCGATGGATCGGACCGCCGGAGCAGCTCCGAGGTCTGCGGCACGATCACCGCGAGCTTGGACGGGACCAACTGCATCTGGGCGAACGCCAGACGGTTGACCCGGATCACCGCGCCCTCGCCGACATAGCCGCCGGCGACGCCGCCGGTCTGGCGCGGTATCAGCAACGTGCCAGCATTGTTGAAGTTGAGCCGGCGCATCGAGGGCATCCGACCGACGATCAGTTGCGGCCGGAGCATCTCGATGAATTCGTCCTGTAGCTGGGTAAAGCGCACGAGGAAGCCCGAGCCACCGGCGGCGAGGTTCTCATCGGTGGACATCGGCGGCACCACCGCACGCAAGACCTGGGACTGGACCGTGCGGCTGATGATCTCGCAGAACTCATCGTCGCCCCAGCGCATCTGCGCGTATTGCGCCGCATTCCAGGGTCCGGCGACAGCGATCGCGATCGCCATCCGGGTGAAGTCCGCGCCCTTGAACCGGTCGTTGCGGCGCATCTCGATCACCGGGCGATCGCGCTGCGTGCGGAGCGTCAGAGCGGTGCCCGGCGTGTTGCCGGGAACGCCGCCCGGCATCGGTAGCGCGCTCCGTGCGAGCGTCGTCTCGGCCTCCGACCAATGGCGGATCTGCTGGTCGAGGCTATCGAGCCGCGTCCGGCATTCGCTGATCGTCGCGGTCTCGGCGTCGTTGAGATCGCGATTGTCATCGAGCGCCGGCTGTAGCGCGGTCTCGTATGTGCGCACCAACTGGCCGCGCTCGGTCTGGAGCGAGGCGATGCGCTGCGATAGCGTCGTCATGGTTTGTCCCTCAATGTGCGACCCGAGACACCGGGCACGTTCAACCAGTCTTAATCCGCGCCAGATCGGCGACCGCTCGATCACGCAACGCAAAGGTGCCCACAGGCTGCGGGGCATGTTGCGTATCGGGCGCGGCGCGGAATACTCCATCGGCGAACACGCGCCGAAGGAATTTCGGTGAGCCATCGATCGAGCGCGCAAGGCCGAGCGCGTCGGGATTGGCTGGAACGGTGCAGAGCGATAGCTCGATCAGTTGGTTGCGCATGAAACGATATCCGTCCCACCGCCCCTTTTCGTCGAGCCGATCCTCCATCTCGATCGGCACGAAGCCGACGCTAACGGCGCGGATCAGCCGCAGATTGACGGCGCGCACCAACTTATCGACGAACTCATCATGCCCCTCGGGCGCGAACTCGACGCGCGCGACGGTCTCGGTGCGATCGGTGCTCGGCTCGAATTCGCGGACCCAGCCGATCGGCATCCCCCACGAGTTGTGCGACCAGAGGAACACCGGATTGCGCCAGAAGTCGGCGAGGTCCCACTCCTGTTCGATTATGTCGCCGTAGCGGTCGATCCGATTGCTCGACGCGACGAAGCGCGCCGAGCGGGCGTCATCAACCGCGCCGATCTCGGCTTGCTTGATGATCCGTGGGGGCATGGCATCGAATGGCATAGCGCAGCGCTCCTACAGCAACACGTCGGCGGTATCCTCGACCTCGACCTCGACGTTGCCGTGCTCATCCTCAGTGACGGCGACGATCGTCTCGCCTTCCTCGGCGGTGATCGTCACGGACGACTCATCGCCGGTAACGGTCACGCGCAGCGCGCTTTCGATCGATGGGTCGAACGGCTCAAGCTCATCGGTGACGTCCTCGTTGTCGGTCCAATCCTCGTCGGGTTCCTCGGTGGTCAGCGATGGATTATCCGGCTCCATCTCGGGCGTGACATCCTCGCGCGCGATGGCCGCGCGAGCTTGCGCCGCGATCCGATCGGCGAGGGCGAGGGCGCCATTGCCGCGCCCCTGATGCGCCGGCGCCGGCGCCGGGACGAACGGCGGGGCGACGCGCGGCGGATGGCTCGGCATTGCCGGCGCGCCGGCGCGGGTCGAGTAGAGCAATCCGCCGCGATGGGCGGTGGTCATCGGTCCTGGCGACATTTGGCTGATCCTTTCCCGGTATGGTCTGCAAGCATGGCGGCCGGCACGAAAACTCGGTTCGCTATCGACATGGCGTTCGGCTAACACCCGACTGGCCTTGCGATCCCCGCAAGGCACAGCAGGAGTTTTCCGAATGACCAAGACCCCAGCCCGCAAGGGCAAGACCCCGGCCAAGGCCCCCGCCCGCAAGGGCAAGGCCGCGCCGGCAAAGCTTGCCAAGGGCGCCAGCAAGGCCCCAGGCGCCCCCAAGGCCCCGCCCGGCGCCAAGGCCCCGGCGAAGCCCGCCAAGGGCGCCAGCAAGGCCCCAGGCGCCGCCACAGCCGCCGCGCCGGCCAAGTATCGCGGCATCTGGGCGGATGCGGCCGAAGCCGCCGCCAAGGGCAAGCTTCCGCCGGCGCCGGATTGGACCAAGCGCACGCATTATCGCGCCCAGCACGCCGCGCTCATCGAGCTTGTGAAGGCTGGCAAGATCGCGGCGCTCGAGCGCCTCGAGCTTCCGACCTCGATCTCCGCCTTGAGCCGCTACCGCGACTTGGCGGTCGTGGCGCTCAAGGCGCGCGGGGCGGTCTAGATGAGCCGCCGCCCGCATCCCCCGGAGATCAGAGACGCGCAACGCATCGCCTCGGCGGTGCGCTTCGCCGTCCACTTTCGCAAGTCGGCAGCCGAGGTCATCCGCCTCGAATGCACCACGCTCGGCGAGGCGCGCGCCGAAGCGGATCGGCTCGATCGCGCCCACGGATCGAGCGGCCGGCGCGCCGGCATCTATGCGATCGGCGCCGATCAGGGCGCGACCTTTGTGCCTACTACTTACCAGCCTGATTGAAAGGAATTCGCTATGTTTGCCAACTCGACCAACCATCCGACGACATGCAAGCAGTTCGGCGACGCCTGCGAGCAGCATGTCTGCGCTCAACTGATGTTCGCCGGAATTCCGACCTTGATCGTGCCGGATTGCTGGCCTGACTACGACCTGATCGCGCAACCAATCGGCACCGCGCCCAAGCGTATCAGCGTCAAGGGACGCCGCCAGACAGCGGCGATGACCGGCTTTGACTTTGACCCGCGTAATATCGATGTGCTGGTGCTCGTGCTGTTCGAAGGCCCGAATACGGTGCCGCGTTGTTTTGTGATCCCATGCGACGCTTTGCCGGCGGTATCGTGCCGGCTCGCGGACGATCGGCACCGCGTATCGGTCGGCAAAATCAAGACGGGCGCGCTCGCGCCGTTCGAAAACGCCTTTGGATTGGTCGCCTAACCCGGTTCTCACGCGGCTGCTCGACCTTAAGGGCGCGGAGCGATCCGCGCCCTTGTCGTATTCGGGATCGAGAGTATCGCGCTCAGTCTGCCCGCTCACGCTGCCACCGAGGGGGGAGCGCGGTGGTCGGTGCTGCGCCGCCGCTGATCCGAGGGGTGCTCGGCCATCGCCTGCTTACCGCGCGCTTTGCCACGATACATCCCGGCGCCGATTTCCGCGATCTTGCTGAACGGGATTAGCGGCACCGATAGCCGCTCGCGTGCGCTCGGATCGAGGAAATACAGATATCGCAATTGAAAGCCCGTGAGCGGCCGATATCCGGCAGCCTTGAACGACCGCATCGACGACGAGCCATCGGTCGCGCCGGCCTTGCTGCCGCCCCTCATCTGCTGCTGCCGCAACGTGAGATCGGCCACGCACTCACCCGAGGGCGCCAACCAGATCGTCTTGTTCGCGGTGATACCGGTCAGCACGAAGCCGGCCGCGCGATAGATCGTGCCGTCGCCGCACTGCGTGCCATCGGCGAACGACACCACCCATTGCAAGTGCGGATACTCGCGCCGCATCAGACGGAAGGCGACCGCAAGCGCCCGGCTTTCGCTGTTGCGCGGCAGGCGTTCCGAGAACACCAACCGACTGAGTTCGATGCAATCGTTCCACCGGGTTCCCGCCACCAGCCCGAGTAGCTTGCGCCGGTCCAACGGTGGGCCGAATTGCATCGCACCCTCGAGTCGATCGCCGAGGAAGACGCCGAGGTGAAGCTGCGAATTGCGCACCACCTTGCCGCTGTAGTGGTGATGGCGAACAAAGGCGTTTGCATCGACCGCGGCGATCGGCGCGACGCGCAAATCCTTTGCGCTAGGCATCTGGGTGATAATCCTCGCAGATGCGCGCTAACGCGTTGCCGTTGCTGTTCTGATTGGCACCCTCAAATGCGCCTTGCTGCTTCGCCAGATCGAGCGCCGCCTTGACGATCTCAACCTGATCGTCATGCAGGATGAAGGTCATTTCCTGAAATGGGTTGCGGTCCCCGTTGGGCAGCGGTGGCAGCCGCGCGATGCGCTCGACGCCACCCGCTGCTGCCATCAGATCATGCAAGGCGACTGGCTCGAATCCGGTCAGTTCCAACTTGGCACCGAGATCGCGAAGCTCGATCAACTCTAGGCCGAGGAACTCGGGATTCCAACTCGAGAGCGTCGCCGATTGATTGTCCCACAGCCGATAAGCCTTGATCTGCGCCTCGGACCAGCCGCGCGCGGTCATCGTCGGAATGAGATCGAGATCGAGCAGCCGCGCCGCCATGACGCGGCCATGTCCGGCGATGATCGAGCCGTCCTCGGCGGCGAGCACCGGCATCGTCCAACCCCACTCGCGCATCGCCGCCGCGATCTGTGCCACCTGGGCGTCGGTATGGGTCCGCGCGTTGCGCGCATACGGCAGCAATTGAGCGATCGGGCGCCGCTCGACGCGATCGGCCGGCCACTGGATTTGTGCGGGGGCAGCCGCGCCCCCCGCTGCGCCTACCGGGCGGTCTGCGCCTCGGGAACTCCTATCGCCCCCTCGGCTCGCGCCTTTCGCACGGGCATCTTTTGCCGCGCTCACGCCCACATCGCTCCGGTCATCGCAACCTCATAGCGGTTCGCGATGTGCGCGCGGCGGATCGTATCGGCGATCTCGGCGAGCAGCGCGGCCGGCGCGCGGCCGAGCACGCGCGGCGGCTGGTGGATTGCGATCATCGGCTCGGCGGTGGCGACGATCGAGGCGCGCGGACGCAAGCCGAGCGGCAGGCACGCAGTCGGGGAAATGGGAACGTGCGAACGATGTCGCGGACCGGTCTGCGGTCTGATCGAAATACCGAGCGCAATGCCGTTGGGCTTGTGCGTCCAGACGATGAGAGATTGCTCGGCGTAGTGCACGATTGCGCCGCGCGTCAGTTGGTCCGGCATCGCTCCATGTAAAAAAACCGGCCGGCCCACGTTATTCGAGGGGCTGGAACCGGCCGAAGTTCGGGTCTGCTCTACGCTATCGTCGCCCCGGTAGGGTGCTGGGGGAGGATCGATCTCCACGCGCACCACTCGCGACGATGACGAATTGATAGACCCAACTCGGCGCGTGCGGCAACCGCTAGTTCGGTTCACGGTGCGTTCCGCATAAAACGCGACTCGGCGAATCGGACGAATCGGGCGCACGATTCGCCGGCGACCGAGAACCCTGGGGGTGAGGTCGCGACCCCCTCGCGTGCATTGGCTTTCCGCTGTCTCCGACCGAACGGAATGGTCACGCGGGGGGACTACTCGCCGTCGTTGCTAGCGCGCCGGTCAGGCCTCCCCCTGGCCGGCGTCGCCTGTATCGAGCCGCCAGCCGTAGCCGACTCGCGCCTCGACCCAGGTCGTCGCCCCGGCCTTCGCCAGCGCCGCCCGCAAGTCAACCACGCCCACCCGGAGGTTCTCTTTCGATACCGGCGGATGCTCCGGCGATCGGCGCATCGCCGCGCGGAGCGTCTCGGCACTCTGGGTCTGTCCCTTGGCGGCGATCAGCGCGTCGAGCAACCGGGCGACCGCCGGCCGGACGTTGATCCGGCCAGCGCCGGCGATGAGCCAGCCGTTGCGGAGATCGAGCGTCACATCGCCATATCGCCGCCGCATGGTCGCCCCCTCGCCGAGTGGTCCCGATCTGGACCCCCCGCCAGAAACGGCTAGGACGCCGCTACAGGGCGCCGAGCCGTTCCCCGCTCGGGTGCCGCGCCCAGATCGCCGGACGCCGCCCTGGCGCCCCCTGGCTCGCGCGCCGGCCGATCCGGCGCCGGTAGCTCGCCGAGCCGCCGGAGCGCGGCGATCGTCCAGCGCCGCGCCGTGGTATCCGCCACCTGATGTTGCCGGCCGATCGCCGTCCAGGCGAGATCGAGCACGACGCATTGCTCGATCAGCTTGCAATCGAACGGCCCGAGCGCCTCGGCGATCCGCCGCAGCCGCGCCAGCGCCGCCAGCCGATCGACCGGACCGGCGCCGGCGCGCCCGGTCGAGCGCGCGGTGAACGCCATCAACGCCGGCGCCCGCTCGGCGAAGGCGATCTCCCAGGCGCGGCGGAACCGGCGCCCGGCCTCGTACGCCGCGTTGTCGATCGCGCCCTCATCGAGCAGCACGTCGAGCCGCGAGCGGACGCGCCAGCCCTGGCGGAAGGCGCCGGCGTCCACGCGCGGCGCCTCGACATCGAAGTGCTGGCGATACAGCGCGGACGGCTCAGCCATCACCAGTTGTCCGGATAGCGCGGCGACGGCAAGCGATCGGCGAACGCCTCGATCTCGCGCGCCAGGATGATCTTCTGGTGGATGGTGAGCGGCGGAAGCTCGCGCGCGATCGCGTCGAGCGTCCGGTCTAGCTCGATCTCGCGCGCCGCGAGATACGGATCGTCATCGTTTGCCGCGCTCATCGCCGGATGATCCAGGCGCGGACGCGCGAGCAAAGTCCACACGTCGGCTTGCGGCGATCAGGTATCGCGCTCGGGATAAACGCCGGTGCGGGTGCCGGTCGTCGCCAGGGTGTCGGCGGTGGCGGCATCGACAGGCTGCTCATGGGGCGAGGCGAGCGCGGTTGATTGACCATGGACGATCCCCACTGATCGAAGTTGCTCCGGCGTGAAATACGAAGGGCGCGACGGCGCGGCGGCACCACGATACGGCTCGGGCGCCGGCTCATCGAGCGAGGCGACCGCCGCCGGTGGAAGCAAGCCCAGGTGTTGCGGCGCGTGCCGATGCACCAGCGCTGCAAGCAGCCGGAGGAATCTCATCTCGCCGTTGCATGTCCGGATGCGCTCGCGGATACCAGCCGGATCGTCCCAATCGTGGGCGAGGAATGCTTCGCGCTCGGCGACCCGCTGCCGCTCGCGCGTGGTCTCGTTATCGGGGAGCGCGTCCGGACGTCCGTCGATGCTGCGGAGATAGCCGTTCAGCGCTTCGCGCAATTGTCCGAGGTTCGGCGAGCGCGGCAACCTCGGAGCGGCGAACACGAGCGACGCCTCGGTAAAAGCGCGGTCAGGAAGATCGCTTAGGTATCGCAGCAGCTTGCTTAGTTGGCTGACGCTTCCGGCCGTCGCGCGCGGACTGATGAGCGGTGCTAGCGCCGCTACCCATTCGTCCCGGTTCATCCTTTGGCTCTCCCGACGATGACGCGAAAGGGATGGCCGCGAGCCGCCTCCTGCGGCGCGGCGGTCTCGGTCTCGGTTCTGACCGCTCTAGCGATCTCCACTAGCTCGGCGTGTGTGGGCTGACGCCTTCCACTGCGATGAGAGAAAACCTTCGAAGCCCCTCCCCCGCTTGCGGGGTGAGGGGTTGGGGAGGGGGCGTGCTCGCTGCCGGTGCTTGGCGACTTGGGGGACTTTAAGGGGGATTCTGATTCTGATTCTGATTCTGCTAATAGGTCGGCACCGTTTGACCTATTAGGTGACCTATTAGGTGACCTATTAGGTGTCGTTCCGGTAGTGTCGCCCCAACGCTTTGCGATATGCGCGCGTCCTGCCTCGCTTTTCGCGTGATCGCGGACCATACGGCGCGAGATGATTACCCCGCCTTGCCTGCTAAAAACCCCGCGCGTTTCTAGCTCTTGCAAGAGGACATCGACATGCCGCGAATGTGCGCTGCACATGCGCGATACTTGCTTCGCTTCGCTCACTCTCGCGCGGTCTAGCGGCAGCGCGAGATGACCGACCGGATCGCTTCGCGCCATGATGCAGAGCATCCGCATCCACAGCCCTTGCGCGGCGAGCGAGCAAGACGATAGCGCCGGATCAGACAGCCAATCGCTCCAGACCCACTTTCCCCACCGCATTCCGCTCATGCTCGCGGCCCCCGTGCGCTGTTGGTCGGTTTTTAGGGGGCAGCTTGCGGATCGTAGAACTCGTGTAGCTGTTGCTCGGAAAGACCGGCTTCCTCAACTGTCTGTCCGGGTTGCAAGCGATCCGCTACGCGCCGCATCCAACCGCCGACCTTTAGCAATTCCTCGCGCGTCGCCAGTCGCAGTTCCTTGCCGTTAGGTAGTATCATTTGCAACAGTGCGATTGTTACCCTGTGCTCGATCTTCTCGTCGATCCTGGCGCGAATAGCCGTTGCTAGCTCTTGCTTCGGCGAGGATGCCGGCGCCGGCGATGCTGCTGATCCGTTAGGTGCATTCGGCTTTGTGTTGATGACCAGGCTGCGATAGTTGTTGGCGAACCAATATTCAAAGATGGTTCGAATCATCTGCTGATCCTTGCGGATCATATCCCAGCATTCCTCCTGTGCGTCGTCTTGCTCCATGTCTGGTTTCTTATCGATGACCCGCTTGAGCACATCGCGCGGATTGGCGCGGCTCCAACTCTGTCGTTTGGCGCCAATCATGCCGGTGTCAGTATGCGTTTGGGTTCCACTCATGGCGGTTCACTCCGGCTTGCTGGATTGAGAGAAGCTCGTGGGGATCGATGCCGAGATCGCGCAGCGCCCGCACCGCGGCTTGCCTTATGATGTAATGCTGCCGCTGCCACTCACGAGCGCGCTCGCGTTTGGCGTCGCGATATTGACGCGCTCTTTCGCGGCGACAGTCATCAGAACAGAGCTTTGCGGCGCGCGTAGGTTTGCTGCCGCCACAGACGATGCAACATGCCGCGCTTCGAGCGTCGCGTGATGCGCGGTAATCCCGCTGTTGCTGCCGCATCCTTGCGCGGCGGCATTCGTCGGAACAAATCGTTCGCATTGCGGCCGCGCGGGTAAATTTGCGGCCGCAAACAATGCAGCATGTATCCCGGTCGCTCCTGGCGGTGTTCAATGCTCGACGATCAATACCGAGGCTATCGAGTGTGACCAGCGCCGCCTGATGCACGACGTGGCGCCGCTGATCCCATGCCTTGAAGCGCTCGCCATTGGCGAGGCGATATTGCCGCTTGTGCTCGAACGCGTGCTCGCGATTGGCGATCCTCCATTCGCGTTGTAATCGCCGCTCATGCTCTCGCCGCCCAGCACGCCGCTGTCTGTCATTGGTATGGCGACAAACATCGGAGCAATACTTGCGCCCTCGCCGAGCGGCGGTGAATTGCTGGCCGCAGCAATCGCAATTGAGGACCCACTCGCGCGCCTTGGGTCTTTGAAGCGGCAGCGACGAATTGCAGTCGGCGGTGCAGTCCATCGCGCTCGGCTTATGAGTGGACTGCTTGTGCGTGCGATAATATCGCCGGCTCCATTCGCGCGCGCGTTCCCGATTGGCTTCTTTCCATCGCCGGTTCCGCGCAAGAACTTTTGCGGGATTGGCAGCGTAGCGACGGCGCTGCTTGCGACGGCACTTCTCAAGCCGGCACACCTCCCGACAGGCATCGGTGCAACAGCGCTCCTGGCGGGTGGGGCTGAACTCGACCCCGCACATGATGCAGCAGCGCAGCCGCGATCGAGGCTCGCTCATGCCGCGATCCTTCCGCGCAGCGGTACGCCCCAGGCGGCGAGCGCGCGCAATACGGCAGCAACGCTGTCGCATATGGCGATGAGCATCCCGGCGGCTTCCAGCCTGGGGAACATCTCGGTCTGTCCGATGATGATCCGCGAGCGTCCGCGTTTGGTGTGGACAACGCGCGTCCGCGACAAGCCGCCGCCCTCGCGCTTTAGCTCGACGCCGAAGATCCGGCCGGCGTAAACGATCAGGAAGTCCGGCCAGCCCCGGCGCAGGCCCATCCGCAACAGCTTAGTCGCCCAGCGCGCCGCGAGCGGGATGTGGCCGGCCGGATAGCAAGCCCACTCGGCCGGCGGCATGAGCAGCCGATCGAGCGCCTGCGCGACGGCCTCGTGGAGATCATCCTCGGGCGGGATCGGCGCGGTCAGCCGAAACGGCGGACGCTTGCTCATCGGCGCCGCTCCGGACGGAATATTGACGGGCGATTGACGATGGCCGGCTCGCGGCTCATCGGACGCTACGCCGCGCGCGAGGTCTTAGAAGTGGTCCGCAGCGGCGAGGCAGCTTCGATCTGATCGAGGGTTAAGCGCATACGCTTTTGCTTGGCGATCCGCAGGAACGCCGGCCAATGGCGCGACGGAATGCCGACCAGCTTCCACTTCGACAGCCGGCTATCATCGACGCCGAGCTTGTCGGCGAGCTTCTGCTGACTGCCGATTCGATCCGCTAAGTCGTCGATAATTCGCGCGTGCATCATGGCGGGGCAAACCTTAGTTGCCCTGTAGGCAACGGTCAAGCGTAGCGACTTATCCCCAGGGCAAAGTGGGAACCATTTGCACGTCAACGCGTTGTAGCGTTAAGCTCCAGTTGCCCTTACGGCAATTCTCAATTCTGACTTGTGGGAGGCACGCAATGCCGCGATATAATCGGAACGTGCCGAAGCGATCCGCGAAAATCACCACACTAACAATGATTGGAAGGCGCCTCGTGTGGCTGCGCCAAGCGCTCGGTCATTCGCAAGCGGATTGGGCGCGCGAGCTAAGGATCAGCAATCAGCAATTGAACAAGTGGGAAGCCGGGACGCGATTACCTAATATTGACGCGCTTGTCACGATTTGCGATGCGTCAGGCGCCTCGATGGATTATCTGTTTCGCGGTCTCCTGACGCCTGAGATGAATCCGGAGCTGCTCCAGATTCTCTACGACGAACACGGCTCTGAGCTGGTTCTTCGGATGCGAGCCTCTCGGCAGTCAGCCGTCCCATCTCGCGTAACGCCCGGTCGCCGTAAGAAACCGTCCGAGGTCTCGCAACCATAGGCCCACCTCCCGTCGTCGTTTGCTTCAAAATTGGAGCCGGTGACCGAAGCTTAGTCTTGCCCTTTAGCTAATGCTGCGCCTGACGACTGAGGGGCGTCAACGGCGGAACCCTGTGGATAACCGCGCTCATTGCTTACTGGCGAGTATCGGCCGGCGATCGAGCGTCGATAGCGTGTTGCCTTTTAGGCAATGCCGCACTACGCTCGCCGTCGCCCGGCAATTGGGAGCGATCAGGATGAGCGACGAGCCGCGCGGCCCAGGTCCAGACACCGTTATGCGCTCGGTCGCCGCCTGGGAGCGCGCGCATAACCGGCTCAAGGCCGATCCTGAGCTCGCCAACGATGAGGACGCGATCCGACAGGCAATCCATCTCGACCCGACCGCCGTCCATCCCGATCATTTGATCCGGCGCGCCATGCACGCGCTCCTGTTTGCCGAGCTCCGCATCGATGAGGCGAAGATCCTCGCCGCCAGTGCAACGCGGCGTTCACAGAGATATCTCGCGCGCGCCCAGGCGTTGCGGACGCTGATCTTCGATCTGATGGACGTTCTAAGCTACCCTAAATTTGTCACGCCGCACGGCACGATTACGCTCAAGCGGACCGGCAATCCGTCAGTACTGGTGACCGATGAGGGTCAAATTCCTGACGGCTATTTCCACACAACGCGCACGCTCGATAAGCGGTTGCTGCTCGCCGATCTCAAGGTCGGCGTCGTGGTCGATGGCGCCGTCATATCAAACGCCGCGCCGACCATCGTCATAACCGGCGCGCCGCATCTCGCCCTGTCGGCGACGGACGATACCGAGCAGCCCGCCGAGCAACCGGAAGCGGAGGACTGAGCATGGCACAACAAGCCGTCGCGATCACGCCACGTCTAAAGCCGCCGGCCGATTTCAATGGCACGCCCGGGCAGTGGCGCGTGCTGTGCGAGGCGATCTGGCCGAATGCCAAGACCGCCGACGCGATCAGCCTCGCGGTTTCCTACTGCGCGGCGCGCAAGCTCGATCCGATGAAGCGGCCGGTTCATATCGTGCCGATGTGGAATACAGCGCTCGGCAAGTATGTCGAGACCGTCTGGCCGGGGATCAACGAATTGCTTACCACCGCGTCGCGCTCCGGCGGCTTCGCCGGCGTCGATGAACCGCGCTGGGGTCCGGAGCAGACCAAGACATTCCGTGGCACGCGCAAGGTCGATAATCGCGAGCGCGAGGCCGAGGTTACGCTGACCTTTCCGGTATGGTGCGCGGTCACCGTCTGGCGCCATGTCGCCGGCGAGCGACGCGCGTTCAGCCAACC